TATCTCTAAGAACAACAACTCCTACAGCTGAAGAAGGAATGATTATAGCATCAGGGTCAGCAGGATCAAGTAAAGTATATTATTACAATGGTACAAGTTGGAATGCATTATTTTAAAACAAGTATGCACTAGTATTAACAACTTACTAATCAGGTGGTACAGCAATTACAACAAGTGTAACTAGTACAGCAGATACTTTTGTAAATATGGAAGGAATATGGATAAGAACCGCTAGACGACCATAAACCAATTTAATATTCAATAATCCTATATAATATTTGGGTATTTACTATAATTTTCTTATATTTTAATTTAATCAAAACATATTAAATACTTTAAAAATTTAAATTAATAATAAGAGTTAATTTTTGCATAATTTTTTATATAGTTATGTATGTATATATATCATATACCCCTATGAATTTTAAGGAATATGCGGTTATATACAATATAAATGAGTTATAAACATATTTATATCCATGGATTTAAATAAAATATTTGGATTATTTAGTGATGAAGAACCTAAGTCTTTAAAGGAAAAATCCCAATTAATAGATGATATATTAGATTTTAAGGAACATCCTTTATTTTGGGTAGGTATGTTTAAAAAACTTATTCAAAATCATAAATTATTTAATAAAGAAATAATTGGATTCTTCTCTATTTTAGATCAAGAATTGGATATTGATGATGTTGAACAAGCTGGGGAATTTGTAGTATACAATAAAGCTTTTTCCTGGATTGAAAAAATAGATATTAATAATAAACTTCACCAAAGTTCTATTTTAAAATTTACGGATAATACTTTTCTATCATATTTAAAAAGTTCAATTTTATATTTTGAAAAGTTTGAAGAGTATGAGAAATGTGCCCATCTAAAAAACATTCAAAATATTGTAGAGAAGTTTTTAAACTAAACTTGGAGCCCTAATTCTATATTATTATATTTAAAATACGGAGAAAAAGAAAAAATAAACAGATATGAAAAATAGAGAGATTATAATGAGAAGGTTAGAGAGAGCAGAGGGGGAGATAGGAAAGATTAATGTAATGTTAAATCGAGGTGGATCAAGAGAACAGGTAGAAGAATCATTAATTGTTCTTAGAGAATCTATAGATGATGCTAAAGCATTCATTCAACAAGAACCCTTAAGTCCTGGAGAAATAAATAGGTTTTAATTTAAATAAATAGTTATGAATTTTACTGCTGAACAAATCCAAGAAAATTGGAATGAATTAATGAATTATATTGAAAAATATATTTCTGAACCTCGAAAAGAAAATCTTACCCAATTTTATAAAACATATGAAGACAGAATTATTTTAATGCCTGCTGCTCATAAAAAAGAATACCATAATTCATTCCCAGGAGGATATGTAGAACATGTTCTGCGTGTTATCCGATGTGCTATTAAACAAGCTACATTATGGGAAGAAGAAGGTTGTGATATGTCTACTTTTACAATGGAGGAACTCGTATTTTCAGCTTTAAATCACGATTTAGGTAAAATGGGGAGTGAAAACGAAGAGTCTTATATACCTCAAACAGATAATTGGAGACGTGAAAAATTAGGAGAGGAGTATATGTTTAATACTAAAGTTCCATTTGCTTCGGTTCCCGATAGAGGTTTATTTTTACTTCAATCACACGGTATTTCATACACATTTAATGAAATGATTGCTATTCAAACCCACGATGGTTTATATGATGAAGCAAATAAAAAATACCTTCTATCATTTATGCCAGAGCAAAAACCTAGAACATCTTTACCTTTTATCCTACATCAGGCCGATTTAATGGCAGCACGCATTGAATTTGAACGTGAATGGTTACCTAAATTAAATAATAGCGTGGATGGGTCAAAGAAAAAATTTATATTAGATTCAAATAAAAAATCATTCTCAAAACCCGCAGCTCAAACAAAAGCACTAGGTTCATTAAAAAATGAGAAACTTAAAAATTTATTAGACAACTTATGATAGTAGCAATAATAATTTTAGGTTTAATGGTTGTAATCTTAGGATATACAACCTTTAATCTCCTACGTAAAAACGAAAAACAAGAAGATATTCTAACAGGGTATATGTCCTATTTAAATAAAATCTCAGAAACAATAGAATCATCAGATAAAAAACTAAAGGAAGTTGATATCAAAGGAAGTTTCAAATCAGATGATGAGATAGGATTTTTCTTTCAACAAATTCAAAGTATTCAAACTATATTGAATTCTTTTATAATTAAAAATGTTGAAAAATAATGGAAGTCTTAGTTAAAAAAAAGAAAAAAGGAGTACAATATTTTACTAAAGAAACTGAGGATGCTATTATTCTTTATAATAGTACAACAGATCCTGAAATAAGAAGTAGACTTTATAATGATAAAATTCATTATGCTTTTTTTAAACTTACCGAAAATATTATCCATACATTTAAATTTTATTACACAGAAGTAGATAATATTACAGATCTCCAGCACGAAGTAATAACATTTTTACTATCTAAAATTCATTTATTCAAACCAGAAAAAGGAGCAAAAGCATTTTCTTATTTTGGAACAATTGCTAAACGTTATTTGATTTTATCAAATCAGAAAAACTACAAAAAACGGGTTGATACTGCTCCTATTGAAATTCTAGAAGAATCAGAAAATCACTCTTATAATCTTGATGAATCTTCATATAATGAACGTTTATCTTCTTTTATTGATCTTTATATAGAACATTGTACTCAAAATATATATGAATTATTCCCAAAAGAATACGATGCCCGAATAGCAGATGCAATTTTAGAATTATTTAGAAAAAGAGAAAATTTAGATATTTTTAATAAAAAAGCCCTTTACATCTATATTCGAGAAATAATAGATGTTAAAACCCCAAAAATTACAAAAATAGCTAATCAGCTATATGATATCTTTAAACAAAATTATGTATTTTATTTAGAACAGGGATATACAAAGTTTTAGTTTTAATATTTATAATAAACTAAACAATATATTTATGTCACAATTTGATAATATAGTCTTTGGTAAAAAGAAATTTTCTGATCTTCTAGAAGAAATTTATAATAACCAACAAAAAAAAGATAAACAGGTAACATCTCTTATAAATGAATTAAAACCCTTAATATCAGATATTGGGGACGCTACTTTAGTAGTCCCTTTGATTAAAGAATATATGGATATAAGTGTTAAGAATGATGATATCTTAATTAAAATGGCTGCACTTGCTCAACGAGCAATGCAAACACAAATGGCAGACGGTACCTTAACAATTACTGATGAAGAAAAAGATCAGCTTTTATCAGCAATGAATGAATTAAAAGGAGATAAATAATGGCTTTATCATATGGTTTATCGGCTCAAGAAGATCAAAATCGTAGTCATTTTATTAAAAATGGAAGTTTTACAATACTTCCTGTAAGAGTACATTTTTCTTTTATAAATCTTGAGAAAATTAAAATTGATACTCCTAAATTATTTAAAAAATATGGGGGATATAACACTTTAGGAGGTATTTTATTTGATTCTTTTACAAACCCTATTCTTGTTAGTAATACATCACAAGAAGATAATTTACTTAATAATTATAATTTTGCAAAACCTTTATTTCCAAATATTCAACATATTCCTTTAATAAATGAAATAACATACGTTGTACCATTCCCCTCTACTAATACACAAAATCCTAGAAATATAGATTTAAATCAAGTAGATTATTATTATTTTCAACCTCTTAATATGTGGAACACATTACATCAAAATGCTTTCCCAGACCCCTTAACAGATTTTAATAATGAAAATGATACCCAAACAACTAATACTACTTACCAACAAACTCAAGCCGGAGCTTCTATCAATCAAGATGCTCCTGAATCTGAAATTAATTTAGGAAAAACATTTAAAGAAAAAGATAATATTAAATATTTACAACCTTATGAAGGAGATATAATTTATGAAGGTAGATGGGGTCATAGTATTCGTTTTGGTTCAACAGTTCCAAATCAAAATCCATGGTCAAACATTGGTGAGAATGGAGATCCAATTTTAATTATAAGAAATGGCCAAGCACCATCAACCACAGAACCTTGGATACCAACTATTGAAGAAATAAATAAAGATTTAGGTTCAATATATTTTGGAAGTACCCAACAATTACCCTTAGAGGCCGCCTCTACAACTTATTCAAGTTATCAAACTTCTTCTACTACACCTATTGCCCCAAATCAATATAGTGGTAGTCAAATTATTATAACATCTGGGAGATTAGTTTTTAATAGTTCCGAAGATCATCTTCTTTTAAGCTCAAATTCTTCTATTAATTTAAATGCTGTAAATAGCATAAATTTAGATACAGATAATGTAATTATTCAAAGTAAAAATTTATATTTAGGAAATAAAGATGCTGATGAACCCTTACTTTTAGGTAATCAAACAGTAGATTTATTAGATACATTAATAGAAGCTTTAAAATCATTTTTATCTATATGTGAAACAGTAGTAGGAACCCCTCCAGGAATACCTTTAGCCCCTTTAAATGTTATGGCCGTTAAAATAAACGTATCATTAGAACAAATCCAAGCACAACTAAAAGATATTACCTCTAAAACTAATTTTACAAGCTAATGAAAATAGATGTAAATAAAGCAAAAAACATTGTGGATGGGGCTAAATCAGTTACCTCTGGATCTTCACCAAATACAACCAATACAATCCCTGGTAGTTCAAGTATTTCTCAATCCGGATCTACTAACCTTTTAACAACTTCAAAAGCTAAAAATAAAAAAGATGGTTTATCTCTTAAAGAGTATCATGAAAAAAAACAATTAGAAGCAAAAAAAAGGAGAGAAGAATTTGACAAAGAAAAAAAAATAAGAAAAGATAAAAGAGAACAAAATAAAAAAGATAGAAAAGCTAATAAGGATGCAGCAAAAGCAACTGAAAGTAATACTCCTAAAGAGCAAAAACCTAAAGGTCCTAGTAAATTAACTCCTATTATAAATAAATTATTAAAAAAACTTCCACAAAGGATAATTCCTATATTAACGGCTATGACCTTAAAATTCATCTCAGATGAATTAAATAAATGTCCCTCAGCAGAAACAACTCAAAAATCACTAGATGAATTAAATAATATTATTAAAGATTTAAATAATACAGCTGCAAAAATTGATGGTTTTTCAAAAAAAATGGATCCAATTGTTGTAGGAATTAATGTTACTTTAGATATAGTAAAAACTCTAAAGAAAACACTCCCTATATTATCGGCGGCCGCAAAACCTATACCACAAGTTCCCGGAGCTATAGTAGTAGCAATAGATGATCTAGATTATCTTGCTAATTTTTTATTATTTAACGAAGATGGATCTGAAAGAATAGCCCCAATTCTAGCGGGTATAAATGGATTATCTGTTTCTATTGCTATGTTTTCCCTTATTTTAAAACAAATATCAGGAATCATAGCAGGTATTATTCCTTTATTACAAAGATGTCTGACTAAACCAGACACCCAAGATGTTCTTTCAACTAGATCCTTAAATATTCCTCTAACTACAAATTTAATCCCTCTTGAAAATCAAGGTGAAGAATTTTTAGATAATGAATTTTTAGATAATGAAGTTTTAGATAATGAATTTTTATTAGATAGTTTTTTAAATTCAACCCCCAACCAACCCTCTATTACACCTAATCAGTCTATAGAACCCTTTTCTGATATAGCTAAACAATATATAGAATACGGAAGTGCTAATTATAATAATTATGAAGAAACTTCTTATAATGGATTTGATATAAAAATTGAAGAAGTTCCTTTCACATCAACTGTAATAAGAAAAAAAGCAGTTGGATATTCACCAAGTGGTATTGCTCTAATTCAAACAGAATTATCATTTACTACAAACAATCAAACATTAATATCAGAATTAAAATTAATTATTGATAGAGATGATTTAAAAGCTTATTAATTTAATATTTATAAACAATGAAAACTAATGATTTTAAAATTTTAATAAAACAAGCGGTAAAAGAAGCTATTCAAGAAGAATTAAAAGATATTCTTTTAGAAGCAATTCGTTCCCCTAAAACAATAGTAACTGAAACTCTTCAAAATACTTATGCACAACCTCAAATCACTAACCCTAGAACTTTAACCCCTACAGAAAGGCGTGAAATGTTTGGTGGTATTTTAGGTGAAATGCAAAATGGAGGAACTATAACATCACAATATGCAAATGAATTTCAACCTCAATCTGTAGATAATATCAATGGTGCTTTACCCTCAGGAGAAGTAGGATTAGATATGATAATGGGTTTAATGAATAAATAACAATAATGGCTATAATTGTTCAAAATAGATTTCCAATAGATTCAATAGATCGAAAAGCCATAGGAGTTAATATACCTTTTAATGCTCCTTCTGTATTTCAATCTAATTATTTAACTCGAGATGCTATTAAAAATAATTTAATTAATTTTTTTTTAACCAACCCTGGAGAAAGAGTATTTAATCCATTTTTTGGAAGTGGAATAAATAATTTAATAAACATGAACTTTTTAGATACTATTGATGTTGAATTTGTTAAGAAATTTTTAAAAGATCAAATTTACCAATATTTTCCATTTGTAGGGATAGAAGAAATTAATCTTGTAGTAAATAAAGAAAGCAATCAATTAGGAATTATTATGAAATATCAAGTAGAAAATTTTGGTATTCAAGATGAAATTAATATAACATTATAAAATGAGTATTAAAAGAGATATAAAATATACTAACAGAGACTTTACCTCATTACGAAATAGTCTTATAGATTATACTAAAACGTATTTTCCAAACACATATACCGACTTTACAGCAGCATCCCCAGGAATGATGTTTATAGAAATGGCGGCTTATGTAGGAGATGTTTTATCTTTTTATGTAGATAACCAATTCCAAGAAACTTTTATTCAATATTCTCGCCAAACTCAAAATTTATATGATTTAGCATATATGTTAGGATATAAACCAAAAGCTACAACCTCAGCTATAGCAGACATAGAACTTTATCAACAACTTCCGGCAACAATTTCCGGTAGTGTTACAATCCCCGATTTTTCTTATGCTCTACAAATCCCATCTAACACACCAATTTCATCAATTTTTAGTGGAAGTCTAGCATTTTTAATTACAGACAAAACTAATTTTGCTGTTAGTAGCTCAACAGATCCAACAGAAATAACAGTTTACCAAACCGCAGGGGGTCTTCCTACTTATTATTTAATTAAAAAAATAAGAAAAGCAATATCGGCAACAGTTAAAACAAGATCTTTTTCATTTAGCTCTCCTATCCCTTTTGATTCAAGAACTATAACAGATGATAAAATCATAGGAATCTTAGATATTACAGATTCAACAACAGGAGATAAATGGTATGAAGTAGATTATTTAGCCCAAGATTCAATATATGAAACTCTTACTAACTCAAATCCAAATGATCCAAATTATCTAAATAACCCAGATGTCTCTAATTTATTAAGGTTAAAGCAAGTTCAAAATAGATTTGCAACTAGATTTTTAGATAAAACTAACTTACAAATCCAATTTGGTTCCGGAGATCCATCAGATACAACTGAACAAATAATTCCAAACCCTGATAATGTTGGTTTAGGTCTTCCAACTAATCAAAGCAAATTAACTACAGCATTTGCCCCTACAAATTTTATATTTACAAATACTTATGGTATTGCTCCTTCAAATACTACACTAGTTGTTAGATATATTGTTGGTGGTGGAGTATCATCAAATGTTCAAGCTAATGCTCTTCAAGATTTAAATACTAATACTGTAACTTTTATAAATTCATCATTAGCTAATAATAATTTAGCTCAACAAATTTTTGGTACATTATTAGCAACAAATCCAAGAGCCGCCTCTGGTGGATCAGATGGGGATAATATAGAGGAATTAAGACAAAATTCTTTAGGTAGTTTCCAAGGTCAATTAAGAAATGTAACTTTTGATGATTATGTAATTAGATCTTTAAGCCTTCCCGCAGAATATGGAACTGTAGCTAAAGTATATGCTTCAAAACCAGATGCAACTTCACGTTCTATAAGTACTATAGATTTATATGTATTGTCTTATAATAATACAAAACAATTAACAAATGCTTCAAACGGTTTAAAAAGAAATTTAAACACTTATTTATCTCAATACAAAATGATTAGTGATTCAATTGGTATTAAAGATGCTTTTATAATTAATATAGGAATTAATTTTGAAATTATAACAACCCCAGGTTCTAATTCTGATGAAATTTTATTAAAATGTATATTAGCATTAAAAAATATATTTGATATTGATAAATGGCAAATTAATCAACCTATTTTGTTAAGAGATTTATTTATAACTTTAGATGCAATTGATGGAATTCAAACAGTTAAAGAAATAAATTTTGTTAATAAAACAGATTCAACTCTTGGATATTCAGATTATTCATATGATATTTCAGCGGCAACCGCAAATAATGTCATATATCCTTCATTAAACCCAATGATTTTTGAATTAAAATACCCTGACTCAGACATACAAGGTAAAGTAGTACCTTTATAATATAAAATAAAATGGCAGTATATAAATTATTCCCTACTAAAGATGCAACTTTGTATTCTATATTACCAAATATGAATACAGGATTAGATGAAATTATTGAAGCAACTGAAACCTCATTTGCTTATTCTGATCCAAACCCACAAACTAGTCGTTTTTTAATTAACTTTTCAGAGGATGAAATAGATGATGTTTTAGATAATAAAATAAAAATTAATGGAACTTCATCTAAATTATTAGACAATACTTTATGGAAAGCGAATTTACAATGCTTTATTGCTACTTCAACGGGTTTACAAGCAAATACTACAGTTGAGTGTTATCCTGTTTATGGTGATTGGAATATGGGTACTGGAAGATATTTAGATGACCCTGAACAAACTAATGGAACAAGCTGGATTTGGAAAACATACTCAGGATCCATAGGAGGTCAGTGGTTAACCTCAAGTTTTCCATCTTTTATAACAGCTTCATATAATACTACTTATGCCTCTGCGGGTGGTGGTAATTGGTTTACAGGCTCATCTGTTGCTTGGTTTAATTCAAATACATACCCTATTTCAGCATCTACAACTTTTGGATTTTATGATACAAAAGATTTAAATTTAGATGTAACCAATATTATTAGAGCTAGATACACAGGATCAGTTTCACAAGATGGATTTATTGTAAAGCAACTAACTGAATTTATAAATGATCAAGAAGTTCAACCTGAATTAAAATATTTTTCCAGAGATACTCATACAATTTATCCCCCATCATTACAATTTAGTTGGAGAGATTATACCTGGAATTCAGGATCTTCTTCTATGGAAATATTAAATACACTTCCATCAACAATAACCTTAGCTCAAAACCCTGGTGTTTTTTACCCTCAAAGTTATAATAGATTTAGGATAAATGCTCGCCCAACATATCCTCCTCAACTTTGGCAAACTAGTTCTGTTTATACAAATAATTATTATTTACCTACATCGTCATATTGGGCTATTAAAGATTTAGATACAAATGAAATGGTTGTTGATTTTGATACCCAATATACTCAATTAAGTGCAGATTCAAGCTCAAGTTATTTTGATATTTATATGAATGGTTTAGAACCTGAAAGATATTATGCTATTTTGATCAAATCAGACATAGCAGGAACAATTCAAGTATTTGATGATCAATATTATTTTAAAATAATTAACGGATAATGGCTAATTTACCTATAGTTAAACAAGTATTTGCAAAAAAAGCATTTAGTGATACCATTAATACTACTTTTACAGAATTAAATACTCCTATTACCCCTCCTGTTCTTCCTCCATTACCTTCAATATCTGAATTTTTTGAATATTATCAATCTTTATTTTATATTATACCTAAGTTTGGAGACACAGAATCTCATCAGTACCTTGCTTTAACAAGTCAAGAATATATAGGATCTGAAAATATAGGTAATGAAGTAATAGATGCTTTATTAGCAGAATTAACAGAACTTAGACAAGAAAATGTTGAATTAAACGAAAGATTTACCCAAACAGCTCTTAGCTCAGCACAAGATGCCTTAAAAGCTCTACAAAAATAAGATGATTAATATTATTAATATAGACCCAAGTACATTAACTCTTCAAAATATTAGTCCTGAAGATGTTTCTGTTATTCCTAATGTAATTGTTACATCTTCATTTAGTCCTGTAAATAGTAAAATTGAATATTTTATTTATGATTCTAATAATTCTCTTTTAGCATCAAATGAAGATTTAAGATCATATAAACCGGCATTAACTACACCCGAAGGAAATATAGTTGATATAATACTTACCCCTGAAGAAGATGCAATTAATGCAGGATATGATACGGGAATTATAAAAACTATTTATAATTTTATAACGCCTGAATTAGGATCTGGATTAGGATCTGAAGGAGGTGATTTTTTTATTAGTGAAATATCATCAACTAGAACCGAAATTAGATTAAGTTCTAATCTAAATCCATTGTTTAACGTTACTGGGGTTGATTCTGTAAATTTTTTAAATAGTTCTAATTATGAAATATATAATACATTTAGACAAAATGTAGAAACCAATAATTATTTTGATGAATTTTATTTAAATTTCGGTAATAATATATGTGTTGTAGCTGTAAATTCATTATTAGAATTTGATTCTGAAAATAATACTATTTCTTTACTAATTAAATTATATGAACCTCTTCCAATAGGTATTAATACAAAAACAGAACTTTTTATTTTTACTAAAAATGCAGAATCTGTTGCGTATCAAATAGAATTTCAACAAGAAAATATATTCCAAGATACAACAATTCAACTTAAAGGACCAAATTATAATATTTCTTTAAAAGATAAAACAGGTCCCTTAACTCAATATAAAAATTATGATGAGATCCTTTCTACAACATTATCGGGATCTTTATTTCAATTAATTAATAATATATCTTCTTCTTCACCTCAACTTTCTACGGATTATACAGATTATGAAGATTTTATATTTTTCTCTTCAGCTTATCAAAGATTATATAATTTTAAAGAAAAAGTATCAAATATTTCTTCATCTCAAGCTCAATTAAATTTAATTTATTCTAGCATATCGGGATCAACAAATAATACATCCCCTATTTCTTCAAGTAAATTATTAATAGAAAAAGAAATAGAAACTATAATTTCTAGTTTTGATGGATATGAAAACTTTTTATACTATACCTCAGGGACATATGCTTGGCCTAAATCTAATGCTCAAGCTCCATATGTCTTATATCCCCCTACTAGTAGTCAATCCATTACTTGGTATGATAATCAACTAAACACAGCAGCCGAGTATGATTCTACTAATCAAAATAACTTAAATGAAATTATTCCTTTATATTTAAGAGAAAATTTAAGTAATACTAATTATTTTATATTTATTAACTTAATTGGTCAATTTTTTGATGAAATATGGTTATATACAAAAGATATTACTGAAAAACTAAATGCAAGTTCTAATTTATATGAAGGAGTTTCTAAAGATTTAGTATCAACTGTATTAGAATCTTTAGGTACTAAAATATATGATAGTACTTATACTTTAGAAAATATATATAGTTCATTAATTGGCCTTTCATCTAATGGTTCTTTATACCCATCTACTGGAAGTGAATTAATTACAAATTATGTAACAGCTTCAATATCAAGTCCCGAAGATCTTCCTACAATTGATGATTTTGTAAAATTATCTTATAAGAAAATTTACCATAATTTACCTTATTTATTAAAGAAAAAAGGAACAAATGCTGGATTAAGATCACTAATTAATATTTTCGGTATCCCTGATACAATTTTGCAAATTAATGAATTTGGAGGCAAAAATAAAACAGAAAATAATGATTGGGATTATTGGCAAAATAAATTTAATTATAAAGCAGATCTAGATCACAATGGCTTAGCAGTAATTGATCTCCCTTTTAGAGCTTTTTATAATTGGCACTCCCCCGATGATGTTCCTTCAACAGTTCAATTTAGATTTAAATCTACAGGATTGCAAGATGCACTTTTATATCCTTCCCAAAGCATATTTAGTTCAACTTTTGATTCATTTGCTGTTGTATTAGAATACACAGGGTCGGGATATACAAGCGGATCTTACTCAGGATCAATCCCCAATCCTTTAAATGAATATGGTACTCTAAAATTCATTCCTGACTCATATTCCCAACCCTCAATCTCCGCAAGTATATATTTACCATTTTTTAATGAAGGTTGGTGGTCTGTAATGATCACCCGAGTAAATAATACTTTTTCTTTATCTGCCGCTAATAAAATATATGATGGAGATGATGGATTTATTATAGGATACACAGGATCCTCAACTATAAGCTCATCTAATTTAGATTTCCAGTGGATAAGTGAATACCAAGCTCAATTTGGATATTTATACCCCCCTCAACCAATCGGATATCAACTATATACAGGATTTAGAGGTTCTTTACAAGAAATAAGATATTATACTACCCCATTAACTCAAGATATTTTTTATGATTTTACCATGAATCCATACTCTATAGAAGGAGTAGGTATTAATGGTGCTTATGAACAATTAATGTTTAGAGCTCCTTTAGGAAATGATCTTTATCTAAAAACTAGTTCAATCCACCCTAAAGTTACAGGTTCATCATATACAGAAATGACTGCATCTTTTTATACTGGGTTTAGTGAATATAATATCTATTCTATTACTTCTTCCGTAAATAGAGAATTTATATTTCAAGATCAAATTCCTGCAGGAATAAAAAATACTGTATCTAAAAAAATTAAAAATGTATCTACTGTTTTACCTTATAGTGGATCAAATGAAGTTAATCTCCCTCAAAACTTAACATTATCCCCTTTTATTAATATAAATCAAGATAGTTATAACAGTTCTTCATATAATGAAAATATTAATTATGTTGAGGTAGCATTTTCCCCACAAAATGAAATTAATGATGATATTAATGCTCAAATAGGATATTTTAATATTGGAGAATATATAGGAGATCCTAGATTAGTATCCTCTTCCGAAGAATCATATCCTGATTTAGATGTTATAAGAAATGAGTATTTTAAAAAATACTATAAGAACTATAATTTATGGGATTATATAAGAATTATCAAATATTATGATAATGCTTTATTTAAAATGATTAAAGATTATGTACCTGTTAGAAGTTCTCTAACAACAGGTGTTGTAATCAAACAACATATTCTAGAAAGAAACAAATACCCTGTTCCTCAATTTAATACGCATACTACAACTTCTTTTTATGGAAGTGGATCAACTCCTAACATTGTTTGGGATACTCCTTTTGTATTTCAAAATCTAGAAATCACAGGATCTTCAATCCAGATGTATGAAATTTCAAGTAGTACAGGAGGAACAATGCCTGATTTATTTGGATTAACCTCATCTCAATATACCGGAAATGGTATAATTAATATTACCCAAAGTTGGACAGGTTCAACTCCCTCCATCTTAGGGCCGGTTCTATTTACAGATTCAACTCAAACAGAATTTTATAATGGTGAATTAAGTGGCTCTATTCTCCAAGTAACAGATGGTGTATTATCTGATTCTACTTTAGATCTGATTCAAATATATTCAACAAGTTCACTAAATAATGGAAGTTCATTTACAAATCAACCATCAACTCCTTATACAACCCCACCCCCAAATCCCTCCCTTGCCTTAGCTTATGGATTTAATATAGCAAAATCTTATTATGTTACATTTACAGTAACTAATTCACCTCTAAGTACAAATCCCGGTGGTGCTTTTATATATGATAACTCAGGAAGAATATTTCGTAATACTACAACACCCCCATTCCCAACAGCAAATACAACCCTAACTCAAACAATTTTTATTACTAACCCAGTTGCCCCTTTGTATTTTGGAGAAAATGCAGGCGGAGGTGTAACAATTTCAATATCTAATATAACTGTAGAAGAATTTAATGAAGAATTTGACACAAACCCCGTATCTAATAATGCTGTTGTAAGTAGACCAAATGATAAATTTTTTGATGTTGATTTTTCCTCAAATGCTATAACGGCCGTAAATACTCTTTCAATTGTTAGTGCCTCTAGGGGATCAGGAAGTGCAACACCATCAACAGTTCCTTCTTCAAATTATTCTACACTTAGAATTACCAACCCAAGATATAATGGTAGTAAAAACACCTCTCCTAATTTTAATATAGGTGCACAAAACACTATTCCCGTAATAACATCAGAAGCAACATTCTTTGCTTACTTTACAGGTTATCAAACAACAAAAGCTGAACTTTTATCAAAAACATCATTTAATATTAAATTTATAGTTGATGATTTAGGTAATGTTTATAATCCAAGCTTAACAAGTTCATATTATTATAATTTAACTAAAACTTTTAATGAAAATAATAGAGCAAAGGTTATTTTTTATAGTCAAACCTCTAGTCTTGAAACAAAATTTTCAGGTCTTAAATCTGTTATAAAATCGGCAGCCCTACCCCAAGCAATTATTTTTACACAAACCGGAAGTAATTCAACCCAATCACTTAGTACAATATTTTTTAATAATTTAACTGCTCCTCTTAATTATGGTCTTCAAACAGAAGCAACATACTCATATGCTGGAACACCTACATGGGCCTATGAACAGAATCAATTTATTACTTTTGTAGCCCCAATAACATCAGGAAGTTCTGCTCTTGTATCAGTTCCAAATCCTTCATCCTCAGTTATTTTATCTTCTAATCCCTTAATACAGCTAATTCCAAAACTTAATCTTAATGTACAGTTATTTGACCCACTAAATGGATCTCCAAATGGTTTATTAGATGTAGAGTTTGTAAAAACTAATCCAAAATTTCAATTAGGAAATGAACAAGTTATATATAATGAAACAATATCAATCCCCGCGAATAATACATTAACCTCTTTACAGTTTACAGCTCCTCCTCAATCTATAATATCTGAAAGTCGTTATTTTGTAAGAGCAAGATTAAGACCAGTATACAATTCCTCCTATTTTTCATCAAGTATTGTTGGTGCCAGTAATATAATTAATTTTACAGCAAGTGGAAAATTTTATTTTACACAAGATCCTCCATTTGGTGCTCCAACTTCATCTTTTTTTACTACGGGCTCTCCTACATCTTCTATATTAACATCCTCTGCTTTTAATTCAAACTTTTATGGTCTTTCCCAAATTGAAACTTCAGGTTCTTCATATGATTTTCCTTATCAACCTTTTATTATAAATAGAGGAGACCAAATAAGATTCTCAGCAGATGAAAATCAATCATATATGATTACAGACGTTAATTCCCCTGTACAAAATATTTCTAATTCTTTATTTCTAACACTAGATAGAAATTTAATATCAGGCTCTAATATTAATTCATTTTTAATAAAAACTTTTACACCTAATCCAAATGTAGTAGTTCTTAATATAGATAATCCAAATGGAGTATCAAAAGAAATTTCTGGATTTTTAGTACCCGAATTTTCTTCTCAAACACTTATAAATAAGTTTGACACTATTATCTCTAATTTATCTGAAAAAGGATTACTTTAATATATTTATAATAAAATAAAAAATAACAAATGGGATATTTAAATAACTCAGTAGTAACAATAGATGCTATTTTAACAGACACAGGCCGTCAATTATTAGCTCAAAATGATGGTTCATTTAGAATTACACAATTTGCTTTAGCGGATGATGAAATTGATTATACACTTTATAATCCCAACCACCCCTCAGGTTCTGCGTATTATGGGCAAGCAATTGAAAATATGCCTTTATTAGAGGCTTTTCCTCAAGCAACACAAGTAATGAAATATAAACTTGTAACTTTACCTCGAGGAACTGCTAAAATGCCTATTCTTGATTTAGGATATAGTGCTATTACAATTAAACAAGGAGCTTCATTAGCTATTACCCCTCAAACATTAAATTATTTAGGTGGTAACAATAGTGAAACTAGTGGATACACAGCAACAATTTCAGATGTTAGATTATTTAGTACATTTGAGGGTATTGGTATTAATACAGCTCAAGCCCAATCCTTAAACACAAATACGCTAGGTACTACAGTATCTAAAACAGTAGTTGGTACTACAATTAACCTAAGAGCAACAACTATTAATACATTGTTTGGTTCAAACAGTATACTACAAGCTACATTAACTGTATCTGGTAGAGATTCAGGAGCCCGATTAACTATTCCCGTAACAGTAACACAAATATCCTAATATATAAAATATGTCATTTAATAGATTTGATCCCACAGACTTTGTAATAAGTACAGATTCGATTTCCTCTACACTTTGGTCCACTAATGCTCCTTCTTTAACAACCATTGCAACCTCCTCTAATCAAGTAGCAGGATCTTCTGGGAATTTCTTTACTAATATATATGATAATACCACAGGATCTGTACAGTTTGCTATAGCTTATGGAAATAGTAATGGTAGTGGAAGTTTAGCCTATAACACGGCCGTTAATGGATATTCTCCATCAAGTACAATTTATGGCCAATGGCAAGATTTAGTAATTGGGGATGAAAATACTAATTTTACCTTTGGTACTATTACTTCATCCGAGTTTTATGCTTTAACTTTTGAAAGAGCTAGATATAAAGATTCTTTATTTTTAGGATCTCTTTCTTTAACCCTTTCGGGCTCCTCAGGTTCAATTACATTAACTGATAATAGTAATTATGTATCATCTGTCCAATTCACAGAAGCAGGAAGAGTATTCCAATTAATTACAGGTTCTACAGGAGCAATAGCTACAATTTCTACTAGAAACACATCAGATGGATATTCTAAAAACTCAGGATCTTATGGTTGGTTTCTTCCAGATATTGGAACTATTTTATTAAATCCTAAAGCATTAGGAGATTCTTTAACCTCCGGAGGTATTGGATTTTTATATAGTGGTTCTGCAACATCATCTGCGGCTCCAACAATAACCCCAAATGCATCTATGTATTTATCTATAAGTGGAGGAATAGCTTTAAGTGGAATAGCAAATGATTTTTATATAAATTCTCAAGAATCAATCACCTCAGATTTTATATTTGTAAGACCTAGAAGTGCAGAATTTAATTACTCCGAAAATCCTTCATTTATTTCAGGATCTACAGGTGAAGTAGTATTTAGTGGATTTATTAATAATCCCCAAACATATATTACAACAGTTGGATTATATAATGATACAAGTCAATTATTAGCAGTAGCTAAATTGTCAAGACCTTTACCAAAAGATTTTACAAAAGAAGCATTAATTCGCGTTAAATTAGATTTTTAAAATGAATGGGCGCTTACAAGCAATTTTTAGCAGAGGATATAATAATAACCCCCTTTGAGGTTAATAAAGGATTTACTTTTTTAGGAAATCAATTAACTGGTTCTAATGTTGGTATTAATAGATTTCTAGGAACTAACTTTTCAGGAACATTATTTAATCCATCTACAGATGCCACAACAGGTTATGACTTTTCTCAATATCAACGATTGGTATACAATTCTATTCAAGAATTATATTACTCAAACCATTTAAGTTCTTCATATAATGATAATGCTAATATAGGATACACCTTCCCGGGTACTCAACCTGAAGGAGATGTATTAGTAGGTACTAATCAGTCAACAGGAAGATATTTTAATTATAATCAATCCACGTTAACTTTTGAAAAATTATTTCCCACAGCATCTAATTCCGAAATTGCTGTTTTATCAATTCCCACTAAATTATATGGAAATTATATCCAACCTAAATCATTTACTTGGTCTACAGGAAATGGATCAGTATATGATGATGGAGAAGGTAATTTAATCCTTTCCTCCTCAGCACAAATTTGTGGGCAAATATTTTATCCTCATGGTTTAGCTGTAATAACAACTGATAGTTTTCCTTCTCTTAATGGATATGGTGTTTCTTTATATAATGTAAACGTATATGGTCCTGGAACAGCAGCATCAACACTAGATTTTGTAACATCCTCTAATGTAACTTGCTCTTTTTCTTCCTCACTTAACATTTATGAAACACAATATAAATGCACTTTAAGAGATAACGAATATAATTTTTCTTTAAACCCTTCATTAACTTCAGGAAGTACACAAATAACAAGTTCTATAGGTACTTTTTATACTCCTGGACAATATTTAAGTGATAATATAACCGGTTCTTCTTTTTCACCCTATATTACTACTGTTGGTTTATATGATGAATATCAAAATTTACTAGCAATAGGAAAAATATCCCAACCTTTACCTGTTTCACCAACTACCGATACTACAATACTAATAAATATAGATAGATAATTATGGCAATTTTAAATTCCTCAAACATTGTAAATAATAATGTAATTCAAACTAATGATTTACTTCAATTATATAATGCTTTAAACTATACTACAACAGCCACACCTTTTC